CCCCCCCACCCCCGTTACAATTCGTAACACTCCCAGCCTAACCCCTCTCAAAATTTTTCACAAATTCTCAAACTACCTTTAAGGGGGACATGGAATCAATATAACTCTTTCATCCAATCACGTTCTTTTGCAGTCATGAGGTAGATAGTACGATTAAGGACGGGTTTCAGCTGTTGTTCTTCAAAGTCATGATAAAGCTGTCTAAGTAACTGAGTAACAGCTTGTTGATTCTGGCAGCGAACAGCGATAAGAAGTGCTAAACAGGAGCGATTCATTCTAGTCTGTTCATTTAGCATCATTTTATCACCTGGAATACTAGTCTGATCGGTTATTATTCCAACTCATGTCCTTAAATACTGATGGTAATTGGGTGGCAGGTGACGAGTTACGCGTTATTGAGGCCTTAAGGGTTCCTTTTGGGGGATATATCTTAGATTGTATTGAAGACTGTATGAATGAGATGGAGGTTCTAAGCGCCTCTGCGGTTTTAAAGGTACGAATCTTACTGGACGAATATGAAACGGCTGATACCAATGATAGCGCTCAGAATACCGAAGATACTGAGGGGAAGGTATTGGTTAAAGCTGATGTTTTGGAATGGGAAGTTATTGGAGGGAAAAACGGACTAACAGGCCCACAGAAAGAGAAGAATAAAGCTCGTTTTGAGTTGTGGAACTACTTTTCGTTCTGTTCCTGTATCAGTATGTACAATCCTGATGGCGGTCTTACTACAAGGTTGATTCGGTCTTGATGGGTATACTGTGAAAACACTCATTCTTAGTGTATTACTACCATGAACAACATTCATCCTGAAATGAACGAGGGACCCATGGGTGAACTCATGCGCGAAGTGGGACAAGCTGATGTCGTGGATGTTTGGTGTAAGGGATGTGAGTCCTGGCGTAAGATGAATGCAAAATACGCTAAGATTATTGGTACAGGAGAGATTGAAAGCTGTACTCAGTGTCCTGTAAAATAATGGAATTTCAAATCACTCTAGGTCCAGAACAAATTAGAACCCTTTCGTATGCTGTAAATGAAGCTATTCGTTTGTGGCCCGGTAGTCCGGCAAGACCTGCTGAAGAACAAGAATGGTTATGGCACTTAAGGGATTCTTTTTTTGCACTTCAGATGGAACTTGTTCTTGATGAAGACGTAAAGCGTGACGAGGGCTAAGCCCGAGTTAGCGACTCGACCCGGAGGGGAGAGAAGCTGGGGGGTGCGGCTTGGCAGCCTAGAACGATTGGGTTTACGCTATGACCAGCCCCTTGTATCCTTACATTAACTCTCGAGTTCTATTCCCGGGGGTAGTTGACGTCGTAAACGTTAATGGAAGATTTGAAGAGATAATCGCTGATAATTTCTTGGTCAAAGCCTGGTTGAAGCGTGTTGAGTATTCAGGGGTCAGCTCGGGGTCAAAAAGAGTTCCACTAGAAAGCCAGTTAGATGGTCAAATGATGCCTGGTGCGTCTGGAGATCAGTTTTATTATCGTGGGTATTCGTTAGAGTACGCAGTTGTTCCGGTCGAATATGACCTAAGGCATCCAGCTGAAGGTGGCCTTGTCTTTAATCCTGTGCATTTTCAACACCCATGGATGAAGACAGGTCAAGAAATTACCCTCGTTCACGGAGAAGGCCCAGTGTTAATAGCTAAAGTTCAAAGGTCAGACGGTGTTTACGGGGGAGTAGGTATTGATGAAGTCCTGTATAAGGAAATCGGAGGGGTTCAGTTGCAACTGACAGCCAGCGAGCTTCAAAACTAATGGCAATGAATTTATCCAATCAAATCAACGGCGTATTTGAAGAGCTAATCACAAATGTAGAGAGTCTTGACGGCTTAACGTTCGAATCATCCGAGCAAGTTGTTGGACCGAACTTTTCTATTGAGATTCTAGGCTCGCCTGACACTGATCCAATAATGGGATTACTGGAGAAAGCTCACGAGAGAGGAGTGGCCTCTGTCGCAAAAGGCCTTGAGGACCACTTGAAAGCCCAGATAATTGCCGTAGGCGCAGTTGATACTGGTGCTTTAATGAACTCAGGCTCAGTAGCCTTCCATTCTAACTTTATTAATATCGACTATTCCACCAGCCCTTATGCTGCCCTCGTCCATTATGGAGGATATATAGCGCCCTATGGAAACGTTAATATTAAAAAAGTCTACATCCCTGGCCGCCCTTGGCTAGAGGCTTCTCTGGGAATCAGCCCTGGTCCGCTTGGTGCATTTGACTGGAAAGAGGCTTATGCGGCTGGAGCTGGGTCAAGTCTTAAACTATAGGTAAGATATAGCGATTTGGAACAAAAAGATGCCTAAGCTGCCTTTTATCGTCGAACCACGAGTCAAACCGGCTCTTGAGACCATTGGATCGGACGAGTCTGGCAAAATTCAGGTTAAACGATTGGGATATTTGACTACTTCAGAGAAAACTTTCATTCAAGCTCAAACTCAGTCAGAAGAATCGACGCGAAAGCTAATATCTTTGACTCGTTCGATCGGGAAAGAATTGAAAATAGATATGCAAAAGGCTTACGAAAGAGTCTCTAACGCATTGCAGAATAACCCTAAAGATAAAATTGACGAAACGATCCAAAAAAAACACGGCGAAGAGTTGGATGAAATTGTCAATGAAATGGCCGCTGCATCTACAAGGAAAACTCTTATTTCGGTCTTAGCCTTACTGGTTTACAGGGTAGACCCTGAATTCACGGCAGAACAATTATTGGAGTTACACCCTGATATCATTGATGGCCTGTCTTTATTGTTTGAAGATGAGGAAGCTCGATCAACAGAAAGACTTACTCAATTGCTTGATAAGGAAGAAACTGGAACAGTCGATCAGCTAGATGATCTTGAAAAAAAGTAGGGGCCGGTGGTAGTGTTGATCTAGACATTGAACATATCTTCTGGTTTTTGAAGTCTTATTTCAAAGGCGATGAAGAATTTAACTACGAAAACTTCTACCGGTTACCTTACGAGTACGTCCTTAGCGCATATAGCTGGGCTTTGAAGATGCAGCAGATTGAATCCCATAGGGCTGAGCGTCCAGTCTCGTTGCTAGCAGCTCAGTCTGCTAATATGAATAGAGACCCCAAGAAACGTAGGGTTCCATTTGAATTAGAAGATTTTTACCTTTACCAGCCATTAGAAGAAAAAAGACTGCCAGAAGCGCGATACGGAGCCTCGGCTCTTTGGCTTGCAGAAAATGATTTGTTTCCAGCTTTTGCTCTTTTCTGTTTTCCAGACTTACGCAAAAATGCTGGCAAAAATACGCCAACAGTTGTAAGCCTTAACCATCCGAATGCTATCTTGTTAGCGCCAGTAGAGACGCCTGAAGGGATCAAAGGGTTGCTTATAGCAGAAAAAAATGTTAGCGACAGTACCATCTCAATGTCGTCCCCTTGCGGTCTTTCTTTTTTAGTTAAAATTCCATTTATTAACGATGAGGTCGCAGCAGAAGAAGACGTTACGTTGTTATATGGTTGATAAATTTGTCCAGCCAAATTGAATCTTCTTCACTCCCGAACTCAACTTTCCCTTTGATCAGCCAGTTTTTTATACGAATCTCTGCCTCTATAGAGTAAAAATCTTGCATCCTAAACCAAGACATCCATTGATCGCTACCTTTGTCAGCATTACATCGAAGGCATGCAGGGATACAGTTTTTCGTTTGGTCTTGACCTCCATGAGCTCTGGGCTTGACATGATCAATTGTCAGCGACTTGTCGTCAATAGGAGGATTACCACAATAAGCGCATCGATCATTCCAGGCTTTTTTTATAGCTGTTCTCCAGATACGCTTTGCTTGAGAGCTATTTAAAGTAGTCATGTTAAAAACGTAGTCCTGCGGAACCTCGAAGAGGGGGAAACTAACGTCGCTCATCACATGAAGATAACAACGTTTGACATGAGGCCGAATAATGAGGGCGTCATAGGCAAATCAAGCGTTGATGCCAGTAGTATTCCGAGTTAACGGAACCATATAAGGAGCCCATTAGGTATAACAGTGTCAACTCAAACTTTTCCTGAGTCTCCAGAGATTATCTATAATACTCTGCTGTCTGACACCGTGTTTTCATCGTATTTAGGTGAATATTTTTTCGCATCTGGTAAAGTATTACCTTCTATCGGAATTCAAAGCCCAGGGGCTGATATGCCGGGACTCGATAGAATATCTGGCCTTGAGTGTGTTATTCATGACGCAGCAGATCTTCGCCGCAGACAATTCTACGGATCAACAAATATAGAGGTAAAGTGGAAAGTTTTTTTAATTTGTTGGGAGCCAGCGAATGGGGGTGTGATGAATCTAGCCGCGAGAAGAGCTATGGAAATATTTGGTGGATCTGAATCGATGGAAACAGTTGCAGTTGCTGATGGATTAGGAGCTTTAGTTCAGACAATGATCTTAATACCATCCGATATGCCTGTCTTAATTTAATCGCAACATTTTACAGGATACCAAGAGATTCGGCAGAATATTATTAGGTGGGGCAAGCCCGCCATACTTGTCCTTTTGCTCTGGCCCATATGGCTAATTTTTCCGCCGCTTTTGGCTACAAAGTGTACCTTGTGCCACTAGCCTCAAGTTCTGTTCAAGTTGACTCCGTTATTTCCCTGGCAGGTCTAGGAGACGGTGGCTTTATCGATGAAACTACTACTGTTCCAGCGGCTTCTCCTTTAAGCTATTCTGCTGGCGTATTCAGTGTAAACAGCGTAGCAATGAATATGGACGGAGCTGACACTCCTTTCCTTTTGCGCGGTCTGACAAACGCCTCTCTGGAAACCGATACTGGTTCTGAGGACGTTTATACTTATGATGACGAGACTAAAGGCTTCAATCAAGCCGTCGCTACGACTAAAAGTTTCAGCTTGACTCTCGCAGGTGTTGCTGACTTTAAAGATTCTGCATATCAGGCATTGCGCCTGACTGAGCAAAATACCGTAGCAGATTCATTGCGAGTTAAATTTGCTCGGATCGGCCCTACCGGGACGGACGAAACAGTATACGGCTATGGAACGCTGACAGGCTACACTGAATCGGTGGAAGTTACAAGCATTGTGTCCTGGGAATGCACACTAACTGGCTATGGCTTCTATGGTCTAGACCTTGACACTAATTAGCTGATTGGAGGGGCTGAAGGTGCGTTGAGAACCCTTAACGGTTCCAGCGTCACCACTTCCACTAGCTTTAGCAATCAGGATACTAACGGTGTCTTGGTTGATATCACCGGACCGAACGGAGCTACCGCGACTGCTGATATTGTCACTGGAGGGGACTTGATGACTAATCTCGAAGTTATCCGCACCTCTAACGACAAATTCAGAGTTGGTGATTCGATTACCATCACTGAAAATGGCGGAACCGGAGTTGCAACTGCGACTGTTTCAGAAATCCACGAAGGTCAGAAAATCGGTGCCATTGCATCGACCGACGCCTTCAACACAGATAACCCCTTCGACGCTGCTGACACTTCCGGTATTGCCGTCACCCTTACTCCGAGTGCTGGTATTACTAGCCAACTTGGAGCCGGCCTCGCCGGAACGGCTACCACTTCTGGGCCAAACTTGCTCGATAGTGTTCAGCTCACCGATGGTGGTTACGGATTCCTCGTTGACGACATCATCGAAGTCGAAGAAGTAGGTGGATCCGGTATTGGTCACATCCGTGTTCTTACTCTCGCTTAAACTTCTAACCTCAGCCCTTAGAAGAACTACAGCATACTCACAGCTCGCCTCTAGGCGGGCTTTTTTCATGGAACACTAGTTGAGGAACTTTTAACGTCGATGAGCAATCTGGAGTGGAATGTCGGCATAAAACTTGACGGAGCTGGGGCCCAACAGCAATTCGACCAATGGCTAAATGCAGCTGTTGGTGGAAGCATGGAGGCAAAAAAGAAAATAAATAAAGAACTGGGAGGAAAAGAGGAAAAAAAAGTTAGCATTTTAATCGATAGTAATACAGGACAATTAGTAAGACAATCTAAACAAGTTCTTACAGAGTGGAATAAAATTCAGAAAGCAATCGACTACTCTAATAAAACCGTAAAGGGATCATTAACAAGTCTGAGGGCTCAACTAAGGACTCAGATGCAGCTTAGAGATAATATAGTCAGGTATACAGCAGGCGTACGACGTAGCAGTGACGCCTGGATCAGGCAAAACAAAATTGTTGAAGATTTAAATAGAAAAATTGCAGATGCCAGTGGAAACTGGATGAAGATGCTATCTTCTCGCATCCCAGGCGGCCAGAATGTAATGAATCTGGCAAATGGGTTAAGTCAGGTAAGCATGGCGGCTACTGCAACCGTGATGACAATACAAGCGGTAGCCGGAGCCATTAAACCAGTAGTGGCTCGCGCCAAACAAATGCAAGCACTTGACTTAGCCTTTCAAGGATTTGGGTTGAGCGCAGAGCAATCAGCGCA